TGATTGAGGCTAAAGATGGTCTAGAAGGATGGTCTAGACCCTGATGACTGATGGTGAACTCTGCACGGTTTAGACGGAATACGCCTAAAGCGAGTCGTGCAGAATTGATGACTGGATGGAGCCACCCTGCTGTCGGCTACTTTTGCTCAAGGTTCGTCCCCTCAAGTGCCATTCACGCTTCCCGACTAACGCCGCGTGCCTACAGGCTGGCTGCCCCGATGTAGGTTTAAGGAAGGTCTGTGCGTTGTTTCCCCGACCAGACTGCCCGAGCGTCGGAGGTGGGCATTTGACAAACCGTTTCCCCCGGTTTATCTTGCCTTTACCTCGTCTAGCATTCCGAGGATAGGGCCATCCCCCCGCCCGCGTCAAGCCCCCGTTCAGGGGGTTTGTCGTTTCTGGGGTCTAATGCGCTTAACGGCTTTGAGGTAAACGCGCCAAGCGCCAGTAGCCGCTTTGAAAGCCTTTATCCGGGCTTCGCTCCAGTCAGTCGCAGGCCATGCCTTAAATACAGCCCACGCCTTGTCGTAAGCGATTTTGGCGGCTTCTGGGCTGACCATAGGGGTCAGCCGGGGGTAGGCGTAGAATCGGCTGTAATCTGCGGGGGCAAGGCTTCCAGAGCCTTCCATTGCCATACCCTCATAGGAGGCAATCGACCTGCTTTGACCCACCGGCTGACCGCTGGTCGGGACACCCCAAGTTTACGGGCAAGGGCGGCTTTGCTACCGGCAACGGCTAGGGCGGCTTGGATGTCCATGAAGCGGTAAGTTAACGATGGTAAAAATAAATGCAAGAGGCTGTTGACATCGGTTAACAGCAAGCGCATCATGGCTCCACGGTCACAAACGACCGGTAACCGGAGCAACAGATATGCGACCCATCCCCCAACACCTGCCGCCCTCAATCAGATGGGCAATCGCAGCAGGTGAATCCAGAGCAGCCCGTGACCTTGCGATGAGGCACGCAAGAGCGCACGCAGACATCCGTGCAGCGTTTGTTATTTGCGCTCGAACCAACCAACGGCTGATGTTCCAAGCCTTGCAGATGGCGAGGGCAACAGTATGAAAACCGTTGGCCTGTACTTGTTCTCGTTCGCCATGTTTCTTGCCCTCGCGTGGCTTGCTGTGAGGACTTTCTGATGGACGACTGGCAACAGCAACGCGAGTGCGAGGAACGCCGGTACTACACCGAGCCGGTCATCCTCACTTGGACGCAAGCCGATATCGACCGCCACAACGAATTGCGGCGCGAACTTAAACAAATGATTGAGGAGAGCAAGAAATGTCAGACCTTCTAAAAATCAATGTCAACGGCCACACCGAGCGCAAGGGCAACCTCACCTACTTGTCATGGGCATGGGCGTGGGCTGAAGTGTTGAAGGTTGACCCCGGCGCACAATGGACGGCGCACGAATGGGACAACAGCCCCGTAATGTACCTGCGAAACGGCACAGCAATGGTTAAGGTCAGCGTCGAAATTAAGGGCGACATCAAGACCTGCATTCTCCCTGTCATGGATAACAGGAACAGAGCCATCGTTGACCCTGATGCGTTTGCCGTGAATAGCGCCATCATGCGTTGTCTTACAAAGGCCATCGCAATGCACGGGCTTGGGCTTTACATCTACGCGGGTGAGGACTTGCCAGAGTCGGAAAAGGCTGAACCTAGCCCCGAGGTGTTGGCGCAGATTGCGTCTGTGACTGACGCGGCTGCGCTTGTTACCTTGTTCAAATCACTTGACCCCGCCATCCGCGCAGCGCACATGGATGCGTTCAGCGCACGCAAGAAAAAGTTGAGCGACGGGGGTGCGGCGTGAACAAGCATCAATGGGAACGGTGTTGCGGAAGTTGCATTTTTTATGTTGAGAAAAAAGACGACGAAGGATTTTGCGGGTTTGCTTGGCCGCCATACATAAAAGCAAAGCGACAACCTGTAAGCGCATACGACCGTTGTGATTTGTACCAAGAATTGCCGGATGGTGAAGACCCATTAACAGTGTCAGAAATTGAACGGGTATTAAAAATATGATGGAACAGCGTACAGACGACTGGTTTGCGGCACGGCTTGGCAAGGTTACTGCCAGCCGTGTGGCTGATGTCATTGCCAAGACCAAGACCGGCTACGGCGCAGGCCGCGCTAACTATATGGCTGACCTTGTGGTTGAGCGGCTGACGGGTCAGAAGGCATCTTCGTTCAGCAATGCAGCGATGGAATGGGGGACCCAGACCGAGCCGCAAGCCAAAGCAGCCTACGCCGCCAAGACCGGGATACTGGTTGAGGATGTCGGCTTTATAGACCATCCGACTGTTGCAATGTCTGGTGCCAGCCCTGACGGGTTTGCCGAGGATGGTTTGATAGAGGTCAAATGCCCTAACACCGCTACTCACCTTGAGTATGTGTTGGCAGAACTTCCCCCCCTTAAATACTTCACGCAGATGCAATGGCAGATGGCTTGCACGGGCAGACCGTGGTGCGACTTTGCATCCTTCGACCCGCGTCTTAACGAGCGGCTGCAATTACTAGTCGTGCGCGTCCCGCGTGATGACGACTACATTAAGATGCTTGAGCAGGAGGTAACTACTTTCCTGCAAGAGTTGGACGACAAACTTAACAAACTAGAAAAGGTGACCCTGTGAATAAGCAGTACGACAACAACAACCGTGGCGTTTTGTTTAAGAACGATAAGCGCGGCAACGAAAAAGCCCCCGATTATCGCGGCTCTGCCGTTCTTAACAATATCGACCTCAACATCAGCGCGTGGATTAAGCGCAGCAGTAAGACCGGCGATGCCTTCATGTCCCTCAAATTCGAGCCGAAGCAGGCTGCGCGTCCCAAAACGATGGCAGAGCAAAACCCCGAGAAGTTTAACGACGATGAGGATTTGCCGTTTTGAAAATCTTCATCGGATACGATAGCCGCGAGGACATCGCCTACGAGGTGGCTCGTGCGTCCATTCTGGAACACATGGAGGCAGAGGTTGTCGCGCTTCGACTAGATGACCTGCGGGAAATGGGGATGTATTGGCGCGAACCAGACCCGTTCTCATCCACGGAGTTTAGTTTCAGCCGGTTCCTTGTGCCTGCGCTCTGCAACTTCAGAGGCAATGCCTTGTTCATGGACTGTGACTTTCTAGTACGGCACAGTCTGAAGCCGTTGCTCGACTTCAACAATCCTGATGTTGCCGTGTGGTGCGTGCAGCACGACTACAAACCCACATCTCTGACAAAGATGGACGGGCAGGTACAGCGCCAATACCCGCGTAAAAACTGGTCGTCGTTTATGTGGTTCAATTGCAGCCATCCGTCAATGGGTGGGCTGACACCCGAAATCGTGAACAGCGAAACCGGGATGTACCTGCACAGATTTATGTGGGTAAACGACCGGCACATTGGTGCGTTGCCGCCGACCTTCAATTACTTGGAGGGCTGGCACACACGGGCGCAGGTTCCTGACCCGACTTGCGTGCATTTCACCGAGGGTGGCCCGTGGTTCGATGAATACCAGAATGTCGAATATGCCCACGAATGGAAGCAATGGGCCGGACGGGTGAGGGCATCCGAGCGATGAAACGCATCTTCCCGCGAGGCACCAGACCCGACGCGATGGCATCTGTCGTAACGCGGATGGTGTCTAACCTTGACCCGCTCAAGACATGGGCGGTCGAGGTTACGGAGTGGAAGAAGCCCCGCACCAACCAACAAAACAAGTTCCTGTGGGGCGTGGTGTATCCCGCCATCATCGACGGCGGTGGCGAGGCGTTGCGCGGATGGACACGCGATGACCTGCACGACTACTTCTTGGGTGAGTGCTTCGGATTTGAGACGCTGGAGGGGTTTGGCAGGAAGCGGCTGCGACCGCTGCGCCGCTCCTCGACGCTCACGAAGCAAGAGTTCAGCGACTACCTGTTGTTCCTTGAGACGAAGTGTCTGGAGATGGGCATCGTAATACCGGAGCCGACCTATGAACCTGCGTAAAGCGGCACGGGGTCGAGGCTGCATGGTGCGTATCCCAGAGGTGTGCAACCACAATTCTGAAACGGTCGTGCTTTGTCACTACCGCTTAGTTGGGGTCAGCGGTATGGGCATGAAATCGCCCGACATCCTTGGAGCATGGGCCTGTAGCGCGTGCCACGATGCTATCGACCGTCGAGCGCATACCGACCTTGACCGCGACTATGTGCGCCTGTTGCACCTCGAAGGCATAACGCGAACCCTCGCGCAACTGAACAGGGAGGGACTACTGTGACCTTTATGGTAGACACGCCGTACACCCCGGCTTACATCCGCAACGAATTCCTATATGACCACCAGACGGGCAGCGGGGAGTTTACCCCCTGCACCATCTTCGGGTTCCGGGCCGAACCTGCACGGGTACCCATGTTTAGCGTTATGGCGGCCTGTGGGGCGCAATGGGCGAGGGTGCCTATCCATGCCCTTGTGTCGAAGCCATGCCCTCCAATGGCTTTAGAACTCGCCTGCTGGTGGGACTCTTTCAGCCGCCACGCCGAGGTGCGGGAGATGGAGTTTCTGCGGGGTCACCGTGTCCGCGCCCGTGGCAGGGACGGGGTGTGGCGACCGGGGGTGTATGTGTTCTCTGTGTTCTGGCAAAACGGTGGGTGGTCGGAGGTCAGCGACCAAAGCAAAGACCACCACATCATCCGGCTAGAGTCGGGGCCGCTTATCGCGTACCCCAACAACAAATTGCATTGGGTTGACCCGAGCCATTTGTCGGGCGACCCGCCGCGAGATTGGAAGTCACCGTCACAGTCTTACTCGGTGGAGGCATTATGGTCAGATGGGTCTACAACTGGTTCCGCAACATAAAGGCACGCAGACACCACAAATGGAGCCGCGTCCCAAAGCCTAACTGGGCGTGCAGCCGAGGCTATCGGGATACTTGGTAGGGATTGATTCTGCTCACCTGTAGTTTAACTGGCAAAACTCCGGGTTTTGACCCCGGCAATCCTCGTTCGAACCGAGGCAGGTGATTAAACCCTACGCTCGAAGTGCGGCACATCCTTAAACGATTTCCAGAACCCGCCCCATTGGTTCTTGGGGTTGAGGCTCTGCCAATACTCACCAACCGGCGTAAGAGCAGGGATGTCGTAGGTCAGTTTGCCGTCCTTGAAGAAGTTAAGGTCGATGGCGCATCGCTTGAGGTGGATGCTGTTCATCGTCTTGCTACGCCCAGTCTTCACATAGATGGCCTGCTGTTCCGGGGTACGGGCAAGTTCACCGCCCGTCACGACGAAGCCCAACTCTGTCGCCTTGTTGATGAGTTTGGCGACATCCAGCAGGAACGCTGCTTGTTCTTTTACAAGGCTCATTTCATGGCCTCCTTGAGTGCGTCGGTCTTGTCCTTGCTCGACTGGCTGCTACCGAAGTAGTACGAGACGACCTGCGTAGCGACCGCAGACAGCACACCCAAGATGTAGATAAGGATGTCTTTGCGGCTAGGGTCAATCGGACTTGCTTGAAACAGCACGATGCCAAAGAGCGTGAAGGTGATGCCAAGCAAACCAAGCGCCAAAATCGGCGTGATGAGTTTGTTTAGCAGCGGTGCCTTGTCGGAGGTGACAATCTGCGTCTCGCGTACCCGCGCATCGTTGGTGTCCTTCAGGCGCATCTCAAGTTCAGCAAGGTCAAGTTTGTCCTCTTCCAGACGCAACTTGAGCAGTTCTTCCTCATGCTCCATCTGGGCAATCTGAATCTTCGCCAAGTCCTCGGGGGACATATCCGGCTTCAGTTCAACGCCCAACTTCTCCTCAACGACCTTCTTGCCCTTCGCCAACACAGCGTTAGCGACGAGGTTAAGCCCGTTGCCAAGCAGCGGCGTAAGGATGGCTTGTAGCGCGGCAGGTATCACTTTCCCGTCTCCTTTTGTTCAAGCAGTTTGACCCGCATCTGGAGGTCATAAATCTTGTCGAGCAGTTCTTCCTTCTGACGCTGGCGGCGCTCTGCCGAGATGGGGCTGTCGGTCGGCACACCCTCCGGCGTGATGAGCGCAGGCATCTGACCCTCAATCTTGGTCAGCCGAGTGC